CGCAGGCCCGCCGCGCCCGTTGCGCCCAACATGGTGGTGTAGGTATTTATAACTCGCCTTCGATTCCGGGTCGCCGTCGGAGTCGACCCAGGCGTGCGCCGCCCGGAGGGCTGCCGCCCCTCCCTTGATCCGGCCCCGCATCAGGCCGCCGTCCCAGGCGTCCTCGACCCAGGCGGTCAGATGCGACGGGATCGCGCCCTTCGCGTGCGTTGCCGGCGACGCCTTCGCCGCTACGGTCACCGTTGACGGAGACGAGCCGCGTATCACTGAAGATACCTCGACCCAGTCCAGGTTAGATATGCGCCGGATTACGGTCGAGACATCCCGGCCCTCCTGCTCGACATCGGACTCCTTCGGGATGTTGAACCCAATCGACCACTCGCGGACGAAGTCACCGGCGACGTTACTAAAGGCGTCCCGCCCCGCCTCGGTCTCCATATTCATTTGCATCCGGGTGAACAGCCGGTACTCGTCCCCGGTAATATGCCGGGGCTGTGCGAAGATCACCTTCCCCACGAGCTTGCCCTGATCGTGACCGGACAGAACCGGGATCGGGAGATTGTCCGCGATGGAGGAGTTGAACGCGGTCGGCTCCACGATGTCGCCGTCGGCATCAACCACGCCCATCGTGTTCGTGTACGCCTCGACGATCCCCTCGGCCTCGTCGACGGCCTTCGCACTAGCAATGACGGTCTTATGGATCATATAGTCCCCTCCGGCTTATAGCCTCGCGGCATCGGCATCCAGTTCAGCGTCCCGTTCGGATGGTCGTCTATGTTCTGGGCGTCCTCCAGGGTATATATCTGGCCGTGCCGTTCCGCGCACGTCCGCCCGTAGGGGTCGCCAGGGTCGATATAGTTGTCGTCGGGGTCACCGTCTACGTCGTCAGCCCGGACATACACGAAGCCCTGCTCTTGGTAGAAACCGGTCGTTGTCTGGTTTTGCGTCCTCATTACTTCAGTGCGGGATATCAGCCTTGCTCGATTCTCGGTTTCTCCCAGAACCGAACGGATGCCGGGAAACTTGTCGTCCGGTACGCCCCGCGCTAACTGCTCGATGGAATACCCGCGCTCCAGGCCGATACCGATTGCCCGCCCGATAGCCTGGGAGGTCGTCCGGTGGATCATCGCGGCCCGCGTCGGGGCCTGGGTTAGTACCCGCTGCACCGTCGGGAGCTTGTCGCTCCAGTCGAGAGTCCCGGCGACGCCCACGTTGTTGATTGTGCCGAACGTCCGCTTTGACACCTTGCGATAGGCCGCCCCCAGAATCTTCTCCATGTTGCCCGTCTCGACCGGCGGGAGCATATCGGAGACCCCGAACGGATACCCCTTCGTCTCGGCGGTCTGCCGCTCCATGTGGCGGCCCAGGATGCCGTCGGCGCGATTGCGGACGCCTCGGAAGTGCCGTAGGACTTTGGCCGCAAGCTCATCAGTCTCCTCCTCCCGCTCCTCGATCATCCGGCGGCGGAGCATCTGCCCGCGAGGGGCGACCCTCGGAGCCTTGACCTCGGCCAGGGCCGGGTGCGCCTGCTCGACCGGAGCGGCATCGACCGCGACCGGAGCGGGCTGTCCCTCAGCGACCTCGAACACGCTAGACGGGATACGCCGGAGCGCACCGTCCGAGACCGCGTCGAACCCCAGAGCCTCCCGCGTCTCGTTCAAGGTGAGGATTCCGCCTGCGAATAGGGCGGTGAGGCGGGTCGTCGTCGCCACCTGGTCGTCGAGAGTGCCCCGCATCGCGGCCCAGTCGACCGCGAGGGTCTCGTTGCCGGAGTATTCGTCGAACAGGTTCCGGTTGAAATACCGGAGGATGCGGGCGACCATCGGCTCCAGGGTCTCGGAGTGGAACGCCAGACGGGCCTCCCGGTAGTTGGAGAAGGTCGACCGCTGGAGGCCGACGTTCGCCCCGACGAGGATCGGTGGAACGCCGAAGACCGCGCAGATTCGGGATTCGGTCAGGTTGTGCAGACCGGCCAGTTCCATGTCTTTGGGGCTGTTACTCATCGGCTGGTATTCGGCGTCGTCGTCTAGGATCGCGGTCCGGTGGAAGTTATTGACCCCGCCGAATTGAGACCGCCACCGCGACCGGATCGTTGACGCCTCTTCCTGCGAGGTCAGCCGTCGCTTGATCTTGAGTAGGCCGGACGGGACGCCTGCGTTCGCGAAGTAGACCTTGGCAAAGTCGGTCATATTGAGATCGAGGTTGACGGTGCGGGCCGCTACCTGGAGAGGCGAGAGGCCGTAGATGTCACCGCCGGGATTCGGCAGGGCGAGGTGGCACATATCGCGGGCGTCGACCCCGTACTCGGTGCCGCCGACCTCGTAGACGTAGCTGCTGGCCCCGTAGTCCCCGGCCACAATCGTGACCCGGTCGGGCCGGAGGAGATACAGGGCCGAGACCTGGTCATTACGGCCCCGCTCCTTGATCGCGTAGGCATTGCCCGCGACCATCAGGAACGTGACCAGCCGTTCAATGAACGAGTACCAGTCGCTGTAGGGGTTCGGCTTGGCGGTCAGGTCGTAGAGTAGGCCGGTCTCTACCTCGACGGTGCCGCCGTCAGTCGACGGGGCCTGGACGTAGTACCGGGGCGTTGCCGCGGAGGTCGCTAGCTCCCGGATACAGGCGTGAACGATCTCGTTCTTGCCGTAGCCCTCGGAGGCGAAATTTGCGTAGTTAACGTCAGGATAGGATGCCGTCCCCACGTCCATGTTCAGCGGGACGGTGGTCGATAGTTCCTGCTGCTGCTTGCGGAACAGCGTGTCCCAGAACGGCAAAAGCGACCTCCTCCGGCGTTCGGGCTTGCGCCTCGGACACTGTGCCGGATCGGGCCACTACCTCGGACGATATCACGCCCGGTCAGATCGCGTCAAACTCCAGCACCATCTGCGACATCCTCTGGGCCGCTATCTCGCAATACCGCTCCTCGATCTCGATTCCGATAGCCTTGCGCCCCAGGTCTTTGGCCGCCCGGAGTGTCGTACCGGAACCCATGAAAGGGTCGAGGACTGACATACCTGGCAACGACACGCTTGCCAAGAGTCGTTTCCACATCCGAATGGGCTTGGTGCAGGGATGGCCGAACTCCTCTGCCTTCTCGGTCACGAGCCACGACAAGACGACGCCAAACCGCTCCCCACGAGGGTTCTTCCCATAATAAAAGATCGGCTGTGCATCCAGATTACCAAACGTCTGGACGCTCACCGTGCTCGGATAGTAGAACGCGCCGAATGACTGGGGCTGCGGGTATGAGGCGAAGTAGCGGTTGCCCGGTGTCAGGATGACCGCCGGTGTCCGTTCAATCAGCCCCTGTATTGCAGGCACGACTACCCGCCGAAGGTTGGATTCATCATCCCGAAATTGCGTGGTGTAATTTATCGCCACTTGCGCCGAAGCCTGGAGCGTACCCATCGGGCCATCTATCCCATACGGCGGGTCGGTCAGCACTAAATCGACCGGCGGCAGCGTCGGCAGAATCTCGCGGCAATCCCCGTGGTAGATGGTAACGGCATCGTCCTCGTAATACGGTCTCATCAATCAGCCATCCATATCCCACCTACTATCTTCTGAAATTTCAGCACCTTCCGCTTCCGTTTGTTCGGCCTGTCGTCCACATCTACCCGCTCGAACCCAATAGCAGGCCAGAATTCCACGGCCTCTAAGTCTTCGGCACACCGCAGAGACACAAGCCAATCGCTCTCTCGGATCGCTGCCTCAATTAGTGCCGTCGCCCTCTCTGCACGGCGAGCATCTTTCTGAACTACAATCTGCTGGATACGAGTCACCCCGTGCCGGTTATGTGTGGCGTAGACAAATCCGGTAGGCTCGTCGTTATCGAAGGCCAGGTGAATCCCCCCGGTCATCACCTCTTTCTCATATCGAGACCACGGGATAAAGCCAACTGAGTCAGGCCCGTTTGCCTCAATACGCTGGAGGTTATCAATGTAGGCAAGGTCTACAGGGGTTGCCGCCCGTATCTCGGTTTCACTCATCATCCACCTCGTTACGCGTCTTGCACCGGGAGCAGACAATCACCGTGCCGGTCGCGGCCTTCTCCGCGAGGAGTTTGCCGCAGCCGCAGCATCGCATCTCTTTGGTCTCCTCCGTCACGCCCTGGCGCATCCGTTAACGGATCGTCCATATAGAGCGTTGGCTGTGGTAAAGGCACTATCTACCATACCCCGACCCCCGGCGCACCTGTCCGGCCATAGATCGCCAGGGCCAGGGCCATCACGCAATCATCGTGCGTCCCGTCCGGGGCCGAGTACCGGACGCCTGTCCGCGTGTACTCAAAAGCGAACACGTCCAACTCGGAGACGATCACGCCCTGGGGATACCGCACCTCCCCGGTCTGGATCGCCATCGCTAGGCCCTCCATCAACTTCTGCTTAGACGTCGAGGAGAAGTGATAGCCCTCGACGTTGGATAGCTCCCGCTGAAGCCGCTCGACGATAGGGTCACCGACCCCGGTGGAGTCCACGATGGCGGGCGTCGTGCCGATCTCCTGGGCCAGCCGCCGCACGGTCTCCTCCCACGGCCACTGATAGCGGTCGAACCGGCAGACGGCCCCGGTCTCGTCGAGGCCGATAACGACCGTCCAGTCCACGGACTTCGCCAAGTCGACCCCGTAGACCACCGGAGGATTGCCGGAGATGTCCCCGATGCAGGCCCGGATCGCCTCCTGCCCAAACGGGTTCCCGCCGTCGTCGGACGGCTCGGCATAGTAAAGCTCCCGAAACACGTTCTCCGGTAGTTGCCGGCGGGCCTGGTCGATCTCCTCCGACGCTATGATCCCCGCGTCGACAGCGTCCGAGGCCGTGAGCTTCGCATAGGCCCACCCCGGTTCCCCGCCCTCGGCCTGACGCGCCAGGGCATACGCCCAGTTCCGCCGCCCCTTGACGTTGCCGATGATCCGCACCGGGCCACGGGTCGCGGTCAGGGTCGAGCGGATCGCGTGCCACGCCTCCTCCCGCATCCGCGTCGCCTCGTCCAGCACGGCGGCGTAGA